TGATAAGATCGGTACGTTATTAGGCATGGATTTAGAGAAGCTTCCGGACGAATTTGGTGAATTGCCAAGGCTGTTTTCGCAGTATGTTGATAATAGCAATGATCTTAATAGTTTGAATAAATCACAGCTTTTTAAAGCTTTATGGAAAATCAGAGAGGGATTGAAGAAAAATGAGGCTTAGTGAAAATGAAAAGTCCGAATTATTATTTTTGATTAAGTCCATTTGCTCATTAGAAAAAAAGAAAGAAGATGATTTAGGAGATGCTGAACTTGCAGCAGAGCTGAGGAAACTTTGGAGAGAGAGTTACTCAGAACAACTGAAAAATGCTATTGAATTACTGGAAGATATCGCTCCGGAAGCAAGGGGTTTTGCTTTAAAAGAGTTGGAAGAATACCTGTTAAATGCTTTAGGGCATGAGTTCGCCGAAAGCAAGGCTGTTAGATCGATAATACATAAAAAAGTTGCTGGCGTATATGCTAAGGCAAAGAGCAAATGGGCCGAAGATAAGCCAAAGGTTATTGATAATACTATTATTGATAAACGAGCGATATCATTTATCGAGAGTAATGGAGTTTACTGGTTAGGTGAACGTTATAGCAGTGCTATTGCTGAAAAAGTTGCAGAAACTGGCAAAGCTGTTTTAGAAATGGGGTTAAGCACAAAGGACTTTACTGAGATGCTTGAAAGTCAACTGAGCAATGTTCTTGATATGGCTGATTATAAATATTGGGATATTACTGCTGAAAGTCTCTTGGTCAGATCTAAAGCCTTTGGTAATGTGTTTGGTATGGAAGAGGTCGGTATCAAAGAATACACTATTTTTGCTATGGGTGATGAGAGGACCTGTTCTGTGTGTCAAGAATTAGATGGTCGTAGCTTTAGTGTTACTGCGGCCGCAGATGTGTGCAGGAATGTCCTTGATTTAACAGACCCGGAAGATGTAAAAAATGCTTTGCCGTGGACCAGCACTCCGCCAATAGGTATTTCAAGTGCGAAGTTAATTTCACAAGGAAGAATGTTGCCACCGATACACGGACACTGTCGCTGTGATGTTGTTATATCTGAGAGAACAACGAAAAGGCAGGTAACGAAACAAATCTTAAAAACGCTCAAAGGGACAAAGAATAATCCAGCAAAAGTTATTTCACTTGATATGGATACAAGAATTGCTTTAGTGTCCGCTCATGGTGCGTCACGACAAGGCGTACCGGGTTGGAAGTATGATTTGATATCATCTAAGGACAATGGTAAAATAAAAGCAAGAAACGTATATGACGGGATGGGGCGACTTACTACAGCATTTCATTTTGAATCACATGCTGGCTCTGGACCACACAGTACAAATCCCCATGTACATCGAACAATTTACCATAGTAATGAACCGAACGAAGTTGGTAAACGTTCTGACGTACCGCAGGCTTTATGGTCTTGGGAAAAAGAAGTTATAGCGGCAATGCCGCAGGAAATGATTAAAGGTGGAGGCGTATTATGGCGGATCAAAAAAGCTATTACGCAGATAAAACAGATTTTAAAAACGATTTGACAGGCGCCGATGGCATGGTTCCGTATGATGGACCAATTCGATATAAAGGTGTAATTTATACGGTTAGCAGCGATCCGGGAACAGGTTTTTTTATTGGGCGTGACTGCTCTGGTAACGATCGTAGCATGGATGCTTATTTTGATAGCGTCGATGAGATGCTCAATTCATATAAACTCCATGATGGAGCTATACTTGGTGATGTCATTAATAAAGTTGAGATAGTATAAAGCACTTTGCAAATAGCAGAGTGCTTTTTATTATAACCGGCTAAATTAGCCGGTTTTTTTATGCCTATTTTATTGAAAGGGGGTGAGAATAGTATGGATTTAAAACGTGTGGTAGCTGGTTTCAATGTCGAATGGATTTCTCTTGTTGGATCTCCGGCAAATCAAAAAAAGATCATATTAAAATCAACTAATGCAAAGCCGGAAGATCAGACAGAAAAACAATGGAAATTTCCATTAACGAAAGTAGACGTTGAAAAACGTATTGTGTACGGCCTGGTGGCTGTACCGAATGAGATTGATACTGATGGTGATATGTATACCCCGGCAGCTGTGGAAAAAGCTATGGAAAACTTTATGGCGTGTGGCTATACGCAGTTTATTGACAGGGAACATGACTACAATAAACGTGATTGTTTCGTTAGAGAAAGTTGGATTGTTAAAGAAAATGATCCTATGTTTGCTGAGGTTGGGGCTTGGGCTGTTGGTATCAAAGTTATGTCTGATGATCTTTGGGATGTTGTTAAGTCGGGTGGCGTAAATGGTTTATCTTTAGCTGGTTGGGCTTATGAAAGTTTAGATCCTGAATCTGCTGCTGAATTTAACGTAACAAAGGCTGGTAAAACCATTAGCGAAAAAACCAAAAATACTTTAGAGGCAGCCAAGAATGCTTTGGTTGATGCTCTTGAGATGATCAGGAATTTAATGCCTGAAAAAAATCAAAAAAATAATGAAGTGGAGGATGTATTAAACATGAAAAAAGAAGAATTAGAAGCTTTGATCAAAAGTACTGTTACTGAAGTTGTAAAACCTATTCAGGAAGAAATTGAAACATTGAAGAAATCTGAAAATGATGGTACTGCAGGTAAAGGTGCTGCGGGCGATACTGGAACTGGTGAAGCTGATCAAAATGATGGTACTGGAACTGGTGATGATACCGGCGAAGGTGATTTGACTGGGGAACAAATTGCCGAAGTTATCAAAAGTACTGTTGACGAAGTAGTAAAACCTATTCAGGCAGATATTCAGATGCTTAAATCTGTTGGTATCATGCGAGCTAATACAGAACCAGGTATTAGTAAAAGCGAAAAAGAACAAAGCCCGTTTGACGGTAGCTTTGTACCTGGTTCTTTAGATTAATAACAAAAACAATGAATGGAGTGTGAATAATCATGGTAAAACCTTTAAACAAAGCAAGTGGAGTTACTAGCGGCACGACTTTAGCTGGCGGTGGTAAGCTTACTCCTGAACAGTCTGATAAGTTTATTACTACGGTAGTTGAAAATTCTACCTTTTTGAAAAAAGTACAACATTACAAAATGGCATCTCCTGAAAGATATATTGAAATGTTGAATATTGGTAAGCGGATGCTTAGAAAAGCAGGAGAAGGTGAAGAACCTGCTTCTTCTGCATCTATTTCTACTGCTCGCCGTAAATTGTCCACGGTTGAGATTATCCTGCCTATCGATATTTCATATTCGTTTTTAGAAGATAATATTGAGAAAACAAAGGCTGAGCAGACTATTTTGGATGCTATTGCAAAGCAGTTTGCGAACGATACCGAGGATTTGGGCTGGAATGGTGATGATACTAAGAGTGATGAGTTTATTAAAATCAATAACGGATGGTTGGCTATTTCTCGTGCTGATTCTAAGACAAACAAAGTCGACTTAACTTCTGTCACCGATTCTCCTATGAAAATCATGAAAGCTATGCTTGATGCAATGCCTGAAAAGTTTAAAACAAAGGATATTGAATTTGTATGTTCTTCTGAATTTAAAGATGCTTATATCGAAGAATTGACTTCCAGAAATACCGCACTTGGTGATAAAGCTCTTACAGAAGCAGCCGATATTCGTTATAAAGGCTATTTGCTCAATCCGCGCCCGTATCTTTCTATGTATGATATTATGCTGGCAAATCCTTTGAATATCGCTTATGGTGTGCAGCGTGATATCTCTATTGAATTTGTAAAAAACCCCCGTAAGCGTATGATCGAATATACTATTACCGCACGTACTGACTATGAATATGCTGTTGCCGAAGCGATTGTTGTAACAACTGGTACTCCTGCAAGTGGTGCGTCCGAAAGTTCTGAGGAGCCGGTAGTTTCTTAATGCGTTACTCAGATGCAACAGCTGAACAGTTAAATTCATTGATGTATGCAACGGTGGACGACGTTCGTGCTGAGGGTGTTGGTGATAATGTTTCGAGTGATAGGATTACAAAAGCCATTAATCAGGCTTCTGTGCGGATATCGGCGCTAACAGGCACCGTATTTTTAAAACCTATCCCCGTTCTCATAACTCGTGCCTGCGTGTTGATGGCGATTCGTTTCTATGTTCCAACTGCTTCAGAACTGGTAGAATTGGAACAGGAAAGAAAGATCGTCAAAGAAACTACAGACGGGCATAGTTACGAAATGCGGGACGACGAGTACAGTTATAGTAAAGGACCTACAGGTGATATGGAGGTCGACGAGATCATTATGCTTTACATGAAAAAGCCGACGGTTGTCGGCGTTGGAACAAAGGTGGTGAATCCTATCATATGAAGCCTAAACTTATTCACCCGGTATCTATTGGACTTATGCGCCGGGATAACGATAATACAGCCAAACATCCAGTTTATGATGAGGCCGTTGAGCAAAAATATTTGCCAACGGTCTTTTTTGCTGGTCAGGTAAGTTATAAAGTCTACAACGCTTATGTTGCTTCCGGTCTTGGTAATGCTCCAGATGCCGAGGGGTATATTTTATGTATGGCTGATGATTGGGATTTGCATAATGGTACCGAAGGTGATTTGTTGATTATCCCTGGTGGTACAAAAGTTACTGTTGTTGAGGCTAGGCCAGCAGCTCACTACTACGGTAAACATTGGTTTTATAAAGTTTATTTCAAAAGGGAGCGTGGTGAAGTTGGGTAGCCGTTTAATTGGCGACTGGGACAAACTCGAAAACGCTTTGCGAAATGCCGGCAATAAAATTGATGAAGCTGCAACAAAGGCTGCAGGGCAAGCAGGCTTTCTTTTGGTCAAACGAATAAAAGAAGGTATAAAAAGTCAAGCTCCGGCCGGTCAAAAATTTGAGCCGATCGGAGCTTTAACTGCTTGGAAAAAGGGCAGTACGAAGGCTTTGATGGATAGTGGCGGCCTCGTTAGAAGTATTACCTGGAAACGTGTTCGTGGTGGAGTATGGATAGGCACAAACTATCGCAGTAAAAAGGGCATTAATATTGCCCGAGTACATGAAAAGGGCGCAACTATTGAAGTTACAGACGCCATGCGTAAAGGGTTTGTTGCAGTAATCGGTCGTAGGATAAAGAAAACTACAAAGTATATTCGGATTCCTGCACGTCCGTTTATTTCTCCGATAATGAATGATCAAAAAACTATTCGAGAAGCGAAAATACTGTATTGTAAGGCAATCAAGGAGGTGTTTAGAAAATGATTGCACAGGCCGTCGAAAATGTTATTTTATGGCTTCGAGATTGTGTGACTAATACTAAATATTCTCCTGGGGACATTATTACAGAACTCGAAAAATTACCAGGCCTTGTAGTTGAAGGACCGATATGGAAAGAGGTTGCTGAGTTAGATGATTCGGCAGTGTACGAATATTATATTGATGAGCAAAATCGTCGGTATAAAAGGACTTGGGGACCGAAGTATTATGACCTGATTTTTACATTAACATACGCAACAAAAAAACCATCGGAAATGATGAACGGAGTAACCATACTCAGTGCCTATATCAACGATCAAAAAGAATTGAAGTGTGGTATAGATCCGGACGGCAATCCTGTGTTTTGCGGTGTACGGTTTGAAAATGATTTTTCAAGCACTGGGAACAGTAATTTATCTTCACTGTGTGAAAGCCAGGCTAAGATTAAATTAGAGGCTGTTCCATTGTTCTCCAGGTGTGCTGCGGTTGAAGGTGTATTGAAAGAAAAATTAAATATAGACTTGGCTATTCAAGATGAAAAGGCTGATTCTATCAATATCGAAAGGAGCGAATGATTATGGGACTTGGTTTTAGCAAAGTCTTTGTAAACGAAAATGATATTTCGTTTTATGTAGATAGTTTGCAAAAAGGTTTATCCTGTGTTGAAGGAAAAACAGAAAGAGGCCCGGTTAATAAAGCAATCTATATTTCTTCTTGGCCGAAGTTTGTGGAGAATTTCGGCGGATTGCTTACAGACAGCGACTTCCCGCTGTTATGTCAGCGTGCTTTGGCAAGGGGCGCTTGCCTATGGGTTGGCCGTGTAGTACATCACAGTGATGTAACAGATCCGTCTAGTATTACTGCAAAATACTCTGAGGTAAAAGCCGGAGATGTTCTTTTTAGAGCACCGTCTCCAGGTGCTTGGGGCGATAGTATGAAGGTTGTTGTTTCTGTTAATGATGATAACAGCGATAATTTTGATATTGCCGTATACGAAGATGATAAATCTGTAACAAGCTTTGAAAATTACACTAAAGATCAGGTTTTAACGATTAAATCTGATTACTTGACAGTGGAAGCTATCGAAGCAGAAGAAGAAGCAATTTTTTCCGCTGGAATTTATGTTTTGACTGGTGGCAGTGATGGTGACGCTCTTACTGATTCTGACTATATCGGCGACGAAGCTGCTGGAACAGGCTTTCATATGTTTGATGAAATTGACGATGCCTCTTTGCAGGTATCTGCTGCTGATACTACATCTTATGCAGTAGCCATTGCCGGCCATGCATATTGTGAAAATCGGAAAGACTTGATGTATGTATCTGCGTGCCCCAAAGGTATCAAACCTCAGCAGGCTGTTAATTATCGTAAAGGTAAGGGCATTGACGGAACCGGAAGCAATACTGCATTCAGCACAAGCTATGGTGCTTTGTATTATCCGCATATAAAAGTCCTGGACATCTTAACGGATGATACAAGACTGATCAACCCAACAGGCGATGTGCTCGGCGCGTATGCATATAACGATAATACTGGTGCGGAATGGTTTGCCCCTGCAGGTATTACACGTGGCAAGATCAATAATTGCCTAGGTGTTGAATATAACTGCGGTGCTACGGCTAGAGAGGGCGAAGGTAGTCTGCTCGTCAATAATCAGATCAATCCGATAGTTTCTTTCGATGATAGCGGGGTTGTATTATGGGGAAATGAAACTCTGCAGCAGGATGCATCTGCTTTGCGCGAAATCCATATTCGCCGACTTTTGTTGGTAATGAAAAAAGGACTACGTAAATCTTGCCGCATTAATCTGTTTGAGCCTAACGATCCGCAACTGTGGCGTAGCACTTACAGAATGTTGAATCCGTACCTAAACGAATTGAAAGATAGACGTGCATTTTATGACTATCGGTTAAATTGCGACCAGGATGCGCAAAGTGTTGATGAAGTGAAAATAAATACTGCTGAGGGTATTGATCGTGGCGAATTCTGTGTAAGAATTTGGATTAAACCGACACGAGCTGCAAAATGGATTATCGTAGACGTTACGATTATGAAAACTGGTACTGCTTTTGCCGATGTCGTCGGCGAAGTGGCGTAAGGAAGGTGAATTAATATGGCGGATAAACCAAGAACCACTGGCGTAACTCAGCGGT